GTTCGCTCTCCTCACAACAAGTTAATAAAGTGGTATCCATCTCCACTTTATTCCGGAACCACCGGAGTCGTCACGCGATACCCTTTCATTAGGGTAGTCACTATCGTCATGACGGCTAGACCACCACCTGTTATACTCATATTTATCAATAAATGAAAGGATATCATCATCTCGATAAATATCAGCAATAGCAGGACTCCATGATCGATATTCATTGCGTTGGTAATCTTTATTGAAGCGAACTCTAAGATGAGAATTCTTAGGATCGCTACATAATATACCAAACGAATGAGCATCGATAGTATAAGGAATTGCGTTCTTCGCAGAAGTTTTATTCACTAAACCTCTGCGACAATTCCAATACATCAATGAGTTGTGCAAAAATCTGTACATATTCTTGTACGATCTAAGCCAAGAATCATTGATCAAATGGAGGAAGGACATAATCATATTGGGTGTCAACTTGGCACCAATATCCTTAATGCGAAACATTAAGGGAGTTATGTCCACTCCGTTTAGGAAGAAGCCTCCGCAAGACTCACGGAAGGCCTGACCACCAACAAATGACTTGTCATCATTAATGGTGAAACCTAAACGAGACAAGATGGCCTTGACAATATCTGTAAGACGGGAGTCTATACAGATATCATCACCATATATTCCTAGTGGCTCGAATTTGTCTGTATGATAGCCGGTTCTTATATTAAATAGAGAACAAGGATCATCAAGGGATTCAAGCCACTCGTGAAAAGGAATAGTATGGTAAGACCTACGATGGGTGAGAATACATGCGGCGTATATACTAACAGACGCAAAGATAATACATTGCGTAGGGAAGCATAATGCCGAACCCATAGGTGCAAACTTATTGAGGGCTCGTAAAGAGCCATCAGGTAAGTAAGCACTGTGGGACCTAGTGGTCAGCATACTTAGAAGCCAGCCAGGTGGAAAAATTCCCTTGACTAACTTCAAAGATACGCTATCACTAGCAGAGCTTAAATCGATAGTATCTATATTGCCGGTATAAGAACCGTAACAAGCTAGATCTCGATTATAGCTCTGATCTTTCAATCGTATAAAACGATTGAGAGATGATTCATGTATGAGCCTCGTCATAGTAGATAAAATTCCCTGCTGAAAGAACATGAGAGTGTTAGGTTCCATACATATGGACCTTGACGTCTTCAAGTTCTTAGGCACGAATCTAAGCCTACTAATACGAGAACTCACACCACTAGCAGGTGACCAATCTTTAACATTAGGAATAATGTTAGAAGAAAGGCCAAGCTCCTTTCCACGGCCTTCGTAACTTAGAAGGCCACGGATCAAGAACCGATCAATGTAGGGATCAAAAGATAAGTGACGAATCTTTTGATTCCTACGACGTATACCAGATTCAGAAACAGAGCCTGGACCAAATTTTGGTTCAAAACTCTTAATACTGAATCTAGGAAGAACCTTTGATAATATTGTCTTTAAAGACTTAATATCAGAAGGCTCTAACGAGAGATCGGCTAGTCTATCCTCAATTCCAGACCAGTTGCGAAAGGCAACATCATTGAAGCTCTCATCTACGAAAAATTGCTTTTTACCAAAGCAAAGAAACGTATAGAGAAACTTCAATATATCTGGATCTCCAGTGGAGTAATAACGATGATATTCAAAGAAGACAGGAGTCTCTTTGAAATCATCTATCCATTCACCTATAGAGGTGGGCTCAGCAGTTAAGACTTGTTGAGAAACAAGCTTATGAGCTAAGTCGGAGTATCGTATAACAGTGGCTTTTATACCGTCATTAAGGATATCCGTAAGGAATTTCCTATAAAGACGATATGGCTTGTTATACGATTGAAGTGGACTATCTGCTAGGAGGGAAATCCAACTTGATAGGAAGAGTGAAAGACTCTCCTTATTATCAAGTTCAACTCCCCTCAATCGTCGACATAAGTCATCGTCTATTAAAATAGACCGACGACCGTCCGAGGTTCTTAAAAGAACCTCATGTCTCACTAGACGACCTGTGGAACTCCATAAAGGAGATCCGCAATCCATCCAGTGTCACGAGCCCCAGAAGTCACGGCACTATAGGCAAAACTAAAAAGATTGCCTAATAGTACGTCGAAATCTGAGACCTCGATGGTCATGTCCCCAGGCAAGTTAAAGGAAATCGTACCGGAAACAGGTTTCCGAGTATCGATTCCACTAACACTGTTGCTGGAGACGGCCCATGTCGAGAAGGTGATAGAAACCCTTTTAACAGCACCGCCATTACGAGATTGAATCTCGTTACGGAAGGTGACAGTAGAAGGATAACTATTATCACCACTGGCCAAAACATAGGTTGATGTTATCGCTCCTGTCTTGGGATCAGTTGAGGTAGACTGCAAAACCATTTCTGATTTTGCAGAAACCTCGACGTCAACGGATTCCGTTGTCGTCTCGAGATGGTCGATACTATATGTGATGGTCATTGTGTGAACCTTTCGCTCACTAACCGTCAAAAAGACGGTGGATATAATATCAGCTGAATATCAGCTGATAAAGGAGACTACCAAAGGTCACCAATGAAGGTGAACCCTGTGGTTGGCCTAGCGGAAGACGAGACGGTCTGGGACCTGGACTATAGATTGATACGTCTCTATAGTATAGTCTAAGACGTAAAGGATCGTCCGCCGAGCTTGAGATCTCCAACGACTCAAGCTCTGAATCTGTGAGAACAGATTCAATCGTGTATGTATGAACAAAGTACGAGGGTATAGTCGCTAAAAAGAGACTATTCTCGAGGTCTTTGATCATACCTCCCACGCGGAGGAACCAATCAGCTACGAAGCTGAGAGGTATCAAACTCCAACCAGTCGAAAACCTTGGTAATAAACCAAGAGCGTCGATTGAGAGGAGGGCTGATAATAATCCTCCCGGACTAGTATCAACAACCATCTTAGTACGACAGGTCAAGGTGACTTCTTTTCTACCAAACTCATTATTGAGTTTGATAGAATAAGAACCATATGATGATAATGGGTGCTTCTCCGTATCAGAAAAAGCATCCATTACAGACGAGATTCCAGGCAAATATTTTGTAAAGACCTCAATGTAAGGTCTCCATTCAAAATTTGCTTGAAGTACAGTCGAAGTGAGAAGATCAGCTATCTGCTTAAAAGTAGATAAACTGAAATCCTCATGCAAGATCTTACCGGCTATAACAAGGCCTTCCTTTATTTGAGGAAGTGCATTCGCTATATTCGGAATCTTAGCAAGAGTTTGAATAATATTATTATTCAAGCTCCCTTCGAAGGACTGGAATGCGTCTGACGAAGATAAATACGCCATAGGGACGATGTCGAGCCATGAGATATCAACGGCATGCTTAAAAGAATCAAGCATATCATTAATAGTCTTATGAAAATCGACATCGTCGAGCAAGGTGTACTTATCCAAGACAGCAAGATCAGTAGGTATTGTTAACTGAAGGAGATTATTCTCCAAGTCAACAGTAACTTCTGAAGTTGCGTATGGAAAAACGCCTGGTGAGTGATATACAAAGTTCGAAAACTGAAAAGTCATAGAACCTTGATACTTGCTCACATAGTCGTTTCCCATAAGAGGAAAAACATCATGAGTTGGCGCTGTGAGAACAACGTCAAGTCGTGAATCCCATTCATATGTGTAGTCAGTCGGAGAGACTACTACCACATGATACCTGATACGTAAGGATGTAAAATTTAGCTCAAAGCTAAAGTTTTGACATGTTACGATAACAGGATTTCGACGAGGATACTCCTGAGCAAAAACAACAGGGGCACTCTTAAAAGCATTAAGGAGTGGCCTGATGTCTGTGCAATAGGAAGTACTAATCGTCGACTCGTAAAGAGTGTCGATAGTTATAGGGTTCAAAGATAGAACCTTACACTTATCATACGCTCTATGAGACGTAGACCTCGTATCTACGGAGTAGATAGAGAAGTTTATCGTCTCATCCGAGAAGGGAACATCCTCTTGTCTGGTTGTGAGGTAACCTGCGAATGTTACGTGGCGAGTGGGTTTCTCATTACTCATAGAAGGCGTAGAGAAACTACGCCCACTAAGAGTGGAGTAGAAGGCTTGAAGATTACGGAAATAGTTACCGTAATGCTTCAGATCATACTCCGATGGGTAATACTTAATAGGAAAGGTATTGGGCTGCCGGCCAAGAAAGGCCGACTTACTAACACCATCACTAGAAGGTATAAACCCATAAATTCTAGATACACTCATAGGTCCAACTGGAAAATAGAACCATCTATCTTCAGTAAACCTTAGGAATGGATCTAGATCCCTAACGTTGACGCCCCAACCATTAGGATCGATTGGGTCACAACGAGGATTAAAAGCCAAACCTGCAAAACAGGATTGACAATTAATAGGGAGAGAAACTTTCGCTGACATAACAAACCTCACAATTCGTTAATATGGTCACTCGACGAGGTGATAGCATTGCGAGAAAGAAAGTCACGAAGTAATTCAATGACTTTTATCGCAAAAGCTAAAACGACGAGGAGCGTTTGAAGGGCGGCAGTAATGTCGCTTATCAAAGGATCACCTCCAAGATAGTTGTGGGACTCGCATATGCG